CGTTCCAGAAGCCGCTATGCTCCATGTCTTGGTTGAGCCGTCCGTGTTCTGATCAACGGTAACGTAAACATCATTTGTGCCTTCATACGGTACGGACTGGAAGCCACGTTCTACGTTTACGCCACGGTTCAGAACCTCATCGGACACGACCTTCGGCACATCCTTATCAACCGCATCAGACAGCCGCTTCAGCCGGTCTATAAGTGCCTTGTCTCCCGTCATGGAAAATCCGCTTCCTGCCATGCTCATTGCCGTATCTCCCTGAGTGCAACGACCGTGTGCGTAGCAGAATCGGCAATGCGGACCGCCCTAAAATCAGGCTTATCCTTGGTCGGGTCCTTCTGATACCAGATGGCGGCATTCTCATCAAACGGACACGGTTTCTCATCGATATGGACCACATAGTCGTAGTCGATATAGTTTCCGAACTCTCTGGGAGTTGCTGCGCCCGTGGGCAGTGAGAACGTGCCACTGCACTTCTGAGGCTCTCCGTAGTTGATGTCGCGCTCGCCGGTCGGGTTCCCGTTGCTGTCCAGGATCATCGTCCTGCCGTTATACTGCGAATACCAGAAGGTCCGCATATCCCGTTTAAGGAGTCTCATCAGCGACCACCCCCGGAACGTGTGCATACGGCACGATGCGTCTGAGCAGGACATCATCCGACTCATAGACCCTTGTCACACCGTTGTCCGACATCGAAGACTGTCCTTCCGCTCCTGCTTTGAAGATCTCGTTCCGAGCAAGCCGCACCTGAATGGTCACGTACCTGTCAGGAACATCGTAAGCCTGCGTATCCGCCGCAAACGGATAACACCGGCGGAGGACTTCGTCTCCGGCAATCGAGAGATAGACAAGGAGAGCATCGTCCGTCAGATCCGTTGTGCCGAGCAAGGCTTTAAGCATTACGAGCTTTTCGTTATCTGTCATGAGCGATGCCCTCCTGTTGGTTGCTTACGAAATCGTCAGCTTGTAGATCTGAGTCGCATCGGTCAGAGCGGCGATGTAGTACTTCCGAGCGAAGATGTCGTTCAGGCGAGTGTTCGCAGCACCGGTCGCTCCGCCTGCCCTTGCGGCGATTTCGGTCTGTACGCCAGTCTTATTGAAGACGGTGATAGCCTTGTTCGTGCCGACATAGATGGTGTTGGCGGTTGCGTCCTGCTTGTAGTAGACGGTGACACCGGCCACCTCGCCGATGTATCCGGGAGTCCATGCATGCTCCGGCACATACTCGATCTGGTCCTTGCAAGCCTTGCGGATCTTGCCGACTTCAGCCTTGCCTGCGATTGCCCATACAGTCGGGACGAACCTCTGCTGTGCATCCAGAGCCGTCTCACCGGCAGCGTCCTTGATAGCCAGAGCGGATACCGCATCAACCATTGCATCGAAGGTGAATGTCACCGCAGTGCCGTTACCGAGCGTAGCATTCGCCATCTCAGCGTAGATGTCAGCATTGACCTTGTTGAACAGGGCGATGCCCATGTGCTGAATGCCAGCCTGGACAGCGACCGGGTCACGCATCATCGCTTCATCCGAATACTGGAACCAGTCCTGGATGCACTTGATCACGTACTCTGCGCCGGTCAGGCCGACAGCGATGGAAGCCGTATTCCCAACACCTTCTGCGACATCAACCGCAGTGCCGGACGGCGTGTACTTGTAGATGACCCTTCGGTCACCGGCAACACCCTGAAGGGAGTTGTCAACGGTGCAGAAGCCGTTCAGATCCAGATGAGAGAGATAAGTGTCCTCAATCTCGTTGGAGATGAATCCCTGATTCAGGGTATCTACTCCAGTAAGAGAAGTAGTCTTAGACGGTGTAAAAGGCATAGTCTATTCCTCCGTTACTTTTGGTAAAGTTTCTGATATTCCTCCGGGAACTCATTGGCATATGCCATTCGTTCAGCCATCGGAAGTTTCCTGAATTTGTCCAGCGTCATCGCCGGAGCCTGTTTTCCAGTGCCACCCTGTCCGGGTTTCGGAGTCTGCTTGAATATGTCGGCCTTGATCGACTTGTCGTGAGCCTCAAGGAATTTTCGCTGATTCTCAAAGACCGTAGCCACATCTCCGTCCGCAGTCGCAACCGCAGTTGCCTGTGCCAGTTCCGCATCATATCCGAGTGCAGTGAACTGCGCTGTGTAGGAAGCAATCGTGTTCTGCCGGGTCAGTTCAGCGACCTGCTGCTGCAATTCAGCAATGGTGCTGTCTGCCTTACTGTTGCCAGTCTTCTGCTGATCCTGCAATGCCTTGACCTGCTTCTTCAGTTCTGCCGCCTCATGGTTCGCTTTGGTCACAGCATCCTTGTACTTATCAAGGTCTGCGATCTCTGTGGAATGATCATCATACTCATACGCTTCAAGCGCAGCGAGTTTTTCTTCCACGCTGAGTGTCTCATAGCCTTCGATAGAGCCTACGTCAATCTTCGCCATATTCAGTTCTCTCCTGCGTTTTTACGACTTCCCTGTCGATCCTGTGGGGAATGATGCGTTTGATTTGAGTGTCTTCCCTGACACCATGTCGCGATTATAGTCTTCCCTGACTTCTGCGGTTATACTCTTCTCTGAGTTGTAGATATGATGGAACGAAAGTCCCTATTTCTACCGATATTATAGCATTTTCCCCGGTTAATTACAACACACATTATATATACAATGTCACTTATTATTAGTTACATCCTTTGTCCTGACGGGCCATAAGAAGCACCGGCAGTTGTAATGCAAAGGCGGATGCCGCACCTTGTCCAGGGGATATATCTTCCCTTCCCTTGGAGCGCACTCTCCGCAGACCCTGGCATCCAAGGCAGTGCACCACACGCCGTACTTCACGCCGTTCCGCTTGTACACCTCGATGAGTATCCGCTCTACGATATCATCGGCGGTCTGTTCAAACTGCTTCGACCACTGCTTGATTGCCAACTCTATCTGAGCCTTGTACTCCGCCTTGCCAGTGACCGACTCCAGAGCCTCAAACAGCCGTGCCCGTTTGCGGTCCGCTTCCTCGTAAAACTTGTAGTGCGTCACCGGGTCCGGGGCATCAAAGAATCCTGCAAGCCACAGGTCAACGAAGAAATCATCGTCATCGCCGTGTGCCCACTTGTAGGTCTTTTTGGCGGTTTCCTTCAGTGCTTCCACCGTCATGGCGATGACTTCCTCATAGCAGGCATTGACCGCACTGAGGCCGTTTATCTCATCGAAGGCAAGGAAACTCTGATTGAGTTTCCTGAACCTTCTCAGAATCTTCTTCAGATAGATGCGGACAATCTTGTCACGGATGGCAAACGGATTGCTGTTCCTTGTGATCGTTTTCATACTTACGCCTCGATAGAGCTAGGTTCGTCATGGGCAGACGGCAGTTCCGGCTCCTCATCATCGTTCACGGCGGCGAGTGCATCCACATCCGCCTGCTCCTGCGCATTGTGCCATGCTTTGGCGAGTAAAAACTCATGATGCGGATCTGCGCACATATTGCTGTGGGCGTACGCGAATTCCGGCGTGATCCAGTCAGATGACAACATGCTGATCAGGTTTGTCACGTTGGCGGAGTCGTTCGTGTAGTTCCTGCGTGGGAAACGGATATCCACATCGGTCGGCAGCAGGTTCGTGCCGCCCAAAGTGTTGCTGAGAATTATCATCAGATTGAGAAACCGCCGTTCAGACCGTCTGAACCAGTTCTCCCTGACCCTTGCCCGTGCTTCCGTCTCACTGTAGCCGTTGCGCAGGATGACCGCAGAGCCGGTGTCCGATGTACTGGAATCCGACATATTGCGGTTAGGCATACCGACAATCGTCAGAATCTGGTCATACATGGACTGCACCAGAGTCTCCGTCTGCTGCTGATTCAACTCAAGGGACAGGTAGTACGCCTTGGAGCCTGCCGGAATCATCATGCCGCCGACCTCACGCACCTGCTGCATGAATGCCAGTTCTGCGTCCGCCTGAGACTGCTCCTGAGAATGCTCAATCTGCATTCCTTCCATGCAGAGGATTGCCTGGATGAACTGCTCCACACCGTCCACACGGTTCGATGTGACGGTGTTTTCGGCGTTCATGAGGGGCAGTACCTGTTCAAAGTCTCCGAGCCTCGCTTCATTCGCCGGGTACTCGATAATCGGGATCATGCCGAGCGCATGGGGACCGCTCTTCGTCATCTCGTCAGAAGCATCGTTCCCGTCCTCATCAAGCACGTAGAAGTTGGTCGGTGTGTAGCAGTAATAAATCTTGCTGTCATCGTCCAAAGTAATGCTTGTGAAGGCCATCATCGGCTTGTGACCGAGCTTACTGGAGTAGATGACCTCCGTGTTCCGTGGATCGAGCGTGTAGATGGCGAACGGCGATTCGCCTTCCAGAACCTCGTCCTTCGGCAGCATCATGCGGTAAGCAGTGCCGCAGATGGACTGCCACGTAGCAATCTCAAGGTCACTGGTTTCCTTGTCCTCCAACATGCAGTACCGGGTCATCGTGTCGAGGCCATTGCTGTTGGCATCATCCTCTGCGTCATTGTTGGCAGAGTCGATGTACTGAATCGGTGCGGACAGCAAATATCCCACCTTGAAGTCAACGATTTCGGCAGCACGGTTCACCACCACCTGATTGTTGATCTCCGTGTTGTAGGTCTTCGTCCGCTGATTGATTGGCTGGTCACCCTTGTAGTAGTTGTACAGATAGTCGATGTCAGTGCTGTTCTGGTCGTGGTCGTTGATTGCGTCCGCCAGGATATCCCCGACATTGCTGTCATCGACCACAAGTGCGTCCGTGTAGAGGACGGTGCGACCATAAAGGTCTTCGCGAAGCTGTGCCATTGGTTTACCCTCCGTTAAAAGATTCGTCTGAAGGCGTGAACGTAGTTGTTTTGATATCTGAACACCATCGATGCCGCCATTGCCAGCGAGTCTGGCGCATCATCGTGTTTGTTGCGACCAACAATCGTAAAGCTGAACACATTGTCCATATACTGCTGATACGGTTTTGAACGCTGCCCGTTTTCAAGGAACAGGAACGATTCCCGGATCTCCGGTGCGCGATCGAAGATGCGCTGTTCCTTCGACACGTTGTTGGGTGCAGGCTTCGTCATGACCGTACAGTACACATTGTTCTTCCGCATGAACTGCTGAAGCTCATCGGCGTACCCTTCCGTCATCTTGTTCGCTTCTATCTGCATGGTCCCGACCTGCCACTTCTGCACTGCCTTGCAGAGCGCAGGAATGCTCTCACGCTTGTCTCCGTCCGTGTACACCACATCGACCACGTAGACATCGTTCTCATACTGATAGCACACCGGAGCCGCTGTGAAGTCCGAGCCGCCGAATGCCGGGTCCACCGCCATAAACCGCCTGTCAGGTTCCTTGTCAGGCAGGATCCCGTTATAGAACCGCATATCCACGGAAGCGAACAGGCTGCCCTCACGCTCAATCGGCTGCTGCATGTACACCGCATTCCACGATGCCATGTCACCGTTCCGCTCATATCCTGCGCGGATGCCCTGGAAAGTCTGCGTGTCGAAACCGATACCGTACTTCCAATCAAAGTTGGATTCGTCATGCTCATCGAGCGCAGGGAGTTTGATTTCCTGCCAACGAACATGGGACAGTTTCGGCTCATTCTGGAGCATATCAATCCTGCACCCGATAGGATCAATCAACGACCACCGTGTGCCGATCCAGAGTTTCTTACTGCCCTGTTTGGCACGGGACAGAAGGTCCGTCTGCGTCCTCGCCCAGAGTTTCGCCATGACATCCTTGTTGATCGCCTGTTCAAGGCCCTTGCACAAGTCATCCGCCATCAGGATGTTGTCACAGTCGCAAGCACCGTTCAGCGTCCCTTCGATGGAGCGGCATGTGATAGACGGATACCGTGTCTTCCGCAGGCAATTAACCGTCTGGTCGGCAGCATTCACCTTCACGATGGGACTGTTCGGGA